AATTATCTCTTGAACCATTTAAATATAATGATGAAAGTATTGATACTGGAATTGCACAAATTGATGCTATTGAGGTTTTAGAATCAATAAAAACTACTCTTGATGTACAAAGCGGTAGTGGAAATTATAAAGTTGGAGAAATTATTTATCAAGGAACAGCTAATGATCATATTGCTCAAGCTGAAGTTGCTTATTGGGATAGAGCAAATACAATATTAACTGTTATAAATGTTTCTGGAACTTTCTCAAATACAAGTCCATTATTAATTTCTGGAGTAACAAGTAATTCTCACTATCAATTAACCTTATCAGATAATAAATTACATGCAACACAATTTGATAATTTACCAATATTAGATGAAGTAGTCGGTTATGTAGATACATCCGATAATAATCCGTTTGGCAGTTTAACCTATTATTAAGGAAATATATGTATCCTCCAGTTAATGCTCCTGCTTTAGATAATAGACTACAAGCAATAAGAAAAACAACAGTAGCATTTGCCAGTCTATTTAAAGATATTCCATTTTTTAAATATGATGATAATGGTGTTGAACTAGAACGAATAAAAGTTCCTATCATTTATGGTGATAAAGAAAAATATGTAAAAAGATTAGATATTGCTCATGAGAAAGTTCAAATAACTTTACCTAGAATAGAATATGGATTAGTTTCTGTTCAATATGATCCTAGTCGTAGGACAAATCAAGCAAATAAAATTGTTGGATGTAAATCTGATTCTACTGCTTTTGTTAATTCTCCATTACCATATAATTTTAATTTTGAACTTGTTTTATATACTAGAAATATTGAGGATGCAAATCAAATAATGGAATTTATTCTTCCATATTTTTATCCTGATTATAATCTAAAGATTAATATGGTTCCTGAATTAGGAATTTCTAAGAATATTCCAATTACATTTACTGGAGATTCAGAAGAACAAGATTCTACTGGGGTATTTGATGGTGCTGTAAGATCAGTATTTAGAACATTAACATTTACTGCTAGAAGTTATATATTCCAACCACCTAGATATTATAAACCAATTCTTCAAGCTGAAACTAACATTCGTATTCCTGGACCAATGAATGAATATATATTATCAGCTAATGGTACTGGATCATTTATACAAGGAGAACCTGTATTCCAGGGATCTTCTTTTGATAGAGCAACTGCAACAGCTATTGTTGAATCTTGGAATGAAAATTCCAAAATATTAAAATTAACAGTTAAGAAAGGTACAATAACTGCTAATACAATGATTTATACAATCTCAAGAAAAACTTCTTATAATGTTGAATCTCTACCTGATTCTGGATTAGTTTTCAATTCAACAATCACTACAACACCAAATACTTATCCTGTAATTGGACCATATGATTATAATATAGAAATCAACGATTATACATAAAAATTATGAGTAAATTTAATAAAACGATGGAGCAAATATTTGATGTTGCTCCATTGGTGAATGAAGAATCTGAATTAGCAGAATATATCCCTAGAGATTCTGATCATGAACTTTCTAATTTATTAGAACATGATTTAAAAGAAGATTATCAAAAAACTAGAGATAGCATGGATCTATTAATTGCTAAAGGTACAGAAGCAATTGATGATATGTTATCAATTGCTAGAGAATCTGAAAAAGCAAGAGATTTTGAAGTTGCAGGAAATCTTATCAAAACTGTTGTTGAAGCATCAAAAGAATTGCTAGAAGTTCAAAAGAAAATGCGTGATATGACGGGCAAAAAGGACTCAGGCACAACGAATATAAAAAACGCAGTATTCGTTGGGTCTACAACTGAATTGCTCAAGGCGATGCAAGAGATTCGCTCAAATGATTGATTCTGAGTTAGGTAAGGCATACTATAGGGATAATCTTTTACTTAAAAGAGTCGGAGTTCAATATCAATTTGAAAAATGGCAAATTGATGAATATATAAAATGTTCAACAGATCCAAAATATTTCATTAAAACATATGTAAAAATTATTTCTCTTGATCGTGGTCTTATCTTATTTGATATGCATGATTATCAAGAAGAAATGGTTGATGCATTTCATAATAATAGATTCTCAATAGTAAGAATCGGTCGACAATCAGGTAAAACCACAACTTCTGTTGGTTATCTTTTATGGTTATCTTTATTTACTGAAAATTATAGTATTGCTATAACAGCAAATAAAAAAGCATTAGCTGTTGATATTTTATCACGATATCAATTAGCATATGAAAATCTACCTATGTGGTTACAACAAGGTATTGTTGTATGGAATAAAGGTAGTGTTGAATTAGAAAATGGTTCAAAATTATTAGCTGCTTCAACTGCTGCTAGTTCAATTCGAGGAGGATCTTTCAATTTAGTTTTCATGGACGAGTTTGCTCACGTTCATAATAACTTAGCTGAAGAATTTTTTACCTCTACTTATCCTGTAATTTCATCAGGAACATCCACTAAAATTATTATAGTTTCTACTCCAAGGGGTATGAATTTATATTATAAAATGTGGATAGATGCATTAAATAAAAAAAGCGATTACTTTCCTGTTGATATTCATTGGTCAAGAGTTCCTGGTCGTGATGAAGCTTGGAAAGAAAAAACAATCCGTAATACAAGTTTAAGACAATTTAATCAAGAATTTGGTTGCGACTTTTTAGGATCTACTAATACTCTTATTGATGGAGCTAAATTGCAAATTATGTTTGCAAAAGACCCATTAGAAGAAGAAATACATGGAATGGAAATATTCATTCCACCAATAAAAGAATCTTATGATGAAGAAACACGAAAACAAATAGACAAAGATCATGTTTATGCAATGTGTTGTGATGTTTCAGAAGGTAAGAATTTAGACTATAGTACGATTTCAGTATTTGATTGTTCAACAATTCCATATAAACAAGTAGCAATTTATAGGAATAATCAAATATCTCCAATGTTATTACCTGATGTAATTAAACTTTGTGCAGAATATTATAACAATGCCCATGTTTTAATTGAAATAAATAATAACCCAACAGTTGCAGATACATTATATCAAGATTTAGAATATGAAAATGTATTTAAAATTTATGCTGGAAATAAAAAAGCTCAAACATTAAGTGAGAGCGGAAAGGCGACTCAAAACGGAATAAATATGAGTCCATTGGTTAAAAGGACAGGATGTTCTGCTTTAAAAACTATCATAGAAACAAATAAACTAGAAATAAATTCTAGTGAAAGTATTTATGAATTAACAAGATTTGTTGCTACAAATAATAGTTTTGCTGCTGAAGAAGGGGCAAATGATGATTTAGCAATGACGTTGGTGATGTTTGCTTGGTTAACAACACAAAAATTATTTATAGAATTATCTTCTACTGATATAAGAAAAAGATTACAAATTGAAAATAATTATGCAAAGGAAGAAGAATATGATGCTCCACCTATGCCGCAATTTGAAAATCCATTGATGGAAAAATATTCATTAGAAGATGGTGATTTATGGGAAGTTGTAACTCCAGCTACATATTATTACTGATCAAAAAGAATAAAATTATAAATAATTCCTATGAAAACTGAATTTCTATTTTTATAAACAAGGAGTACTTATGGCATTTCAATTATCACCAGGTGTAAACGTTTCAGAAATTGACTTAACAAACGTTGTTCCTGCTGTTAGTTCTTCAATCGGAGCTTTTGCAGGACAGTTTAGCTGGGGACCAGCTAACAAAAGAATCTTAGTTGATTCAGAAAACAATTTAGTCGCTAGATTTGGTAAACCAACAGAAGAAAACTTCACAGCTTTCTTTTCTGTTGCAAACTTTTTAGCATATACCAATAACATTAGAATAGTTCGTGCAATTGATAATTTAAATACAGTAAATGCTACAGCAATTGCAGAATATTTAGATTTATCAACATTAACTGCTAGTACAATTAGTGCTTCAAAAAATATTATATTCTCAGAAGATGTTGCAAATTATGTTGAACATGGTGATATTTTCACTGTAAATGGTTCTTCTTATACAGCAAATACAGTTTCAGGTAATACAGTTGTTACATTAGTAGCTGCTGCATCAACTGCAAATGCACTTTCTGTTTCATTACCAGGAACTAAAATTAGTATTGCTAATGAAGATGATTATGAAATTAATTTCCCGTTAGGAACACAAACTAAATTTGGAAGTTTTTATGCTAGATATCCTGGCGATTTAGGAAATTCATTAACAATTGCAGTTTGCTCACAAGCTTCTGACTTTGCTACTTGGGATTATAAAGCACAATTTGATTCAGCTCCAGGAACTTCACTAAAAAGTAAAGGTGAAGATGATGAAATGCATATCATCGTTATTGATACTGATGGAAAATTCTCTGGTGAAAAAGATACAATTCTAGAAAAATTTGCACATGTATCAAAAGCAGGTGATTCAGTAACTGATGATGGTTCTCCAAATTATTATGCTACTGTTATTGAAAATACATCAAAATATATTTACGTTGCTGATCATTTACAAGGATCAACTAATTGGGGACAATCAAGTTTTGGAGTAACATTTGATTCATTGTCAAACTATGAAGTTAAATTATCAGGTGGTGTTAATGCAGCTCCATCAACTGGTGATATTGTAACTTCTTATGATTTGTTTAGTAATCCAGATGAAGTTGATATTTCATTAATTATTACTGGTGCAGCAAATGCAACAATTGTCAATTCTGTTTTAGATATTGCATTCCAAAGAAAAGATTGTGTTGCTTTTATTTCTCCATTAAGAGCTGATGCAGTTGAAGTTGTTGATGTTGATGCAATTGTTGCATATAGAAATACATTAACTCCTTCTACTTCTTATTCAGTAATGGATTCTGCTTGGAAATATCAATTTGATAAATATAACAACAAATATCGTTATGTTCCATTAAATGCTGATATTGCAGGTTTGTGTGCTAGAACTGATAATATCCGTGATCCTTGGTGGTCTCCAGCTGGTTTTAATCGTGGTCAAATTTTGAACGCTATTAAATTGTCTTGGAACCCAACAAAAGCTCAACGTGATGAATTATACAAAAATGGTGTAAATCCAGTTTGTGCATTTCCAGGAGAAGGTATTGTTCTTTATGGTGATAAAACCATGCAAGCAAAACCAAGTGCATTTGATAGAATCAATGTTCGTAGATTGTTTATCGTTCTTGAAAAATCAATTGCAATTGCAGCTAAATATTCATTGTTTGAATTCAACGATCAATTCACAAGAGCACAGTTCGTATCAATAGTTGAACCGTTCTTACGTGATGTAAAAGGTCGTAGAGGTATCTATGATTATAAAGTTGTTTGTGATGAAACAAATAACACACCAGAAGTTATTGATACCAATAGATTTGTTGGTGATATTTATATCAAACCAGCAAGATCTATTAACTTTATCCAATTAAACTTCGTAGCTGTTCGTACTGGCGTTGATTTCAGTGAAATTGCAGGTAAGTTTTAATTAAACTGACATTATGGGTGGAGAAAACCTCCACCCATACTTCTATATAAATAATATAAAGAATTTTTCGTTTTCAACAAGGAGTATCCGAACATGGCGTTCAATATTGCAGAATTTAGAGCAGCAATGCTTGGCGATGGTGCTAGACCGAATTTATTTTCGATTTCATTAACATTTCCAAATGTTGTAAGTTCACCAATTGCTTCACAAAAATTAACATTTACGGCTCATGCCTCAACTTTACCACCTTCAATTGTTGGTACAGCAAGCCAATTTTACTTTGGACGACAAGTAAAATTTCCTGGCGATAGACAATTCCCAGATTGGTCAATCACTGTAATCAATGATGAAGACTTTACAGTAAGAAATGCATTTGAAAAATGGTCTGATAAATTAAACAGTCATTCTCAAAACGTTCGTGCTGCAGGTGCAATTAATTCAGCATTATATTCTGCTGATGGTACAATTACTCAATATTCAAAAGTTGGTGT